TTCAACGGTAAATGGAAGGCCGTTTAATCATAGAAGAATAATGTGGATGAAGCTGAAGCGCCGGGATTGGCTCGGCGTTTTCAGTTTGAAGCCCAATCCGGCTGTTCCGTTCCGCCCTGCTCTTCAATAAGCACTGCGATAAACTCCTCCGCTTCCGAGAATGTCAGTTCTCGCAGTTTAGTTACAACCCGCCCTACGAAACCGCTAACTTCCTGTAATGTTTTTTCTTTTTCCCAATTTTTATCATGCGCCATGGCAAAAATCTTGGCGCCTTGCTCGCGGGTGGCCATGGGGATCGCCGGCGGCTGTTGAACATTGGGATGATCATCAGGCGCTTCAAATTGCTGGCGTTCCGGTTGGGGAAAATCCAGCAGCTTTTTGTTGGCGTTCTGCTGAATTTCGGATTGAATAATCTCTATTTCCGATCGGTCTTCGTCGGTTTCGGCCGCTCCGGCCAGCAGGGCCGTATCGTCTGATGTGTTAATGATCCGCTTGCATAGTCGATTGATAACAGTACGTTTGGCCATTTCGCCGGTGAATTTGCCATGCGTAGTGCCTTGATTGATTGCGCCGGATTCTGCCACGGCATTCATTTTTGACTGTTTCCACGATGCTTTGATATCGTCCAATGTCATGAGATCTGAAAACAATTGCGTTTCATTATCGCCGATGGCAATGGCATAGGCGCCAATGATTTCCACCTTGCTCATATCGCAGAATTTTCGCTTGTGACTTTTGATGACATCACGACCGTTTTCAATATCGATTTCCACTTCATCACCGGCATAGATGACCTGGGCGCGAATGTCTTTAACTTCCGGATTGACCAGCTTTGCCGTCATCTGGCCACCCATGTAGGATCGAATGCATTGGAGCTGGGAGCCATAGACGACGAAATAGCATTGCGCTTTGCCGGGATTAAGGCCCTGGGTCGCCATCGCCAAGAGGGCCTTGTGAATGCTCTGCTGAGAGCATACTTCGAGCGCCGGCCGCTTATTTCGATCCACCGTTTCGCTCAAAATCAAACGGGCCGCGATCAGGGCATTTTCAAAACTATAATTCGCGGGCGTGATAACGGTAGAGCGTTTAAGCTCCAGCTTGATATCCTCCCCCATTTTCATGATTTCTTGATCGCCGAATTTTACTATGTCATTTGCCATTAAAAAATTCTCCATTTTTGATTGATTTTAACTCTCTAAAAGAAAGATCTTTGGCATTTTCATCAACAAAATTTTCTAAGAAATTGAACTCGTGAGGCCAATTCCGATGCTCTATTTCGATATCGATCGGCTTACCGAATCTTTCTATAATTTCGTTGATGCTTTTGATTTCAATTATACCAGTATTATTCCCAATAAATTCAAAAAAATCGCCATTGTATCCAAGAAAAATACTAAGACGATGAACAGGCAGACCTTTTTCTATTTGAGATAGCCGTTTGTTATAATAAAAATCGGCTATATGATTTGTTGAATTCATTAGATCACCTCACCATTTTTTACCACCATTGACAAAAAAAGAGATCCTCCACTTTCACTATACTCATCCTCTACCGTTTTTTGATCATCCGATTCAACAGCATACCAAGGGCATGCTCCAACATTGGCGGCATCGCTATCACAAATCAAAACATAGGTTTTTGTGTGATCAAGTTTTTTTATGATCTTTTCTTCTTCTCCAAATCCCAGCTCGATGAATTCCATCAATAATAGTCCTCTGAATCATTCCGTTTTTTGGTTTCAATCTTAATAATTTTAGCCATTTCCAGTTTTGCGTGCTGCCGCATATTAGCCACGACATCAGCCAAATTCTCATTTTCATCCAAAGTCGCCCCGAGTTCGATATCTATTCGAAGGGACTCGTAACTGCCGAGATTTATGGTTCTACCCAGGTTTAGTTTCACGGTTTCGAGTTTCATTTTTATACCTTTCCGGTTCCGTTATAGTATCGATTTGGTACTATTATATTTCGTATTTTTTAAGAATCTCATCCAACATCAAATCCTCACCGTCCCATTCTGCCCCGGCCAGAATTTCCGCAATCTCACTTTCATCATTTGCAAACCGGTAACTGTCGGTGCCGGTGTTACTCCAATCGTTGACGACCAGCTTATTTTTTGCTGTTGCCAACAATATTCTACCGTAAATATATGGATTGCCGTTTTTAATCGCGGCTATTTCGGTGGCCGCGTCGTGATCGAACCATCCTTGAAAATTTTTTTCATCGTCGTAGATATTGATTCTTTTCATTTTGTAGCTCCTTTTTTGTTGTTGTACCTAAATTATCGCCCGATTGTTTAACAAACTTTAACAAAAAATAGATAAAAAATAAATAAATCTTTTAAAAAAAGTGACGATTATGTATATTGAAATTAAACAAAGGGGGATTTATGAGCGAATCAAAAAAATTCGAAATTTTGGCAATTAGACTAAAATCAGAGCATAAGATTGAAATTATTCAATATGCTGAAAATGAAGGTTTAACAATGTCCTCATGGGTTAGACGGGTTGTTATCAATGAATTAATGAAAAAACGAGGCGAGTATGCAAATCAAGCTGAATTATCTCGAAATTGAAAACTTCAAGGGAATCAAGCATTTTCGCCTGGATCTCGGCGGCGAAAGCGCCATCATCCAGGGCCGCAACGGGACCGGAAAAACCACAGTAGCCGATGCATTTTATTGGTTGATGACAGATCAAGACAGCCAGCTCCAGACCAAATTCAACGCTCTGGAGCTAGACCAGACCGGCATCACGATTGATCAACAAGACGCCACCGTAACCGCCGAAATTTTCGTGGGCTCAAAATCAATTCGACTTACGAAATCCTACCGGCAAAAATGGACGAAAAAACGAGGGCAGGCCCAGGCCGAAATGACGGGACATACGACCGAATATTTTTTCGATCGGGTGCCGGTTTCACGCAAAAAATATTTGGAGGGCATCGCAGGCCTAGTCGACCCGGAGCTATTCCGTTTACTCTCTGATCCGATTCATTTCTGTGGCCGTATGAAACCGGAGGCCCGTCGGACAATTCTCATCGACCTGGCCGGCCGGATAGACGACGACGCCATCATCGCGGCAGATGCAAGCCTTGCAACGTTGCCGGATATCCTTGGGGATCATACCCCGGATGAGGCCAAGGCCATTCTGCTGGCCGATCGCAAGAAAGCCGACGAACAACTCAAGCAGCTTCCCAACCGGATTGACGAATTGCAGAAAATGAAGCCCGACTTGGCCGGACTAAATGAAGCCGAGCTGCAGGAAAAAGTTAAAGGATTGAATGAACAAATCCAGGATAAGAAGCGGGAAATCCTTGCAATCAATAGTGGTCTCAGTATTGATGAAGCCCGTAAACAGCTCGCTTTTGCCGAAACAGAACTTGTCATTGCAGAACGAAAGATCCGCGATGAAATGAACGCCCAGCTCGATAATTTAATCAGCAGCAAAAGACAGGCAAATGATGCTTGGGAAGGCATTATAAGTGAGCTTGAAAAGGTGCAAAAACGGATCGCCTCAATCGATGTCGAACTACAGGAGAACGCAGATAACCGAGCAGAGTTATTGGATGAATGGAAGCGGATCAATGCGGGAAAAATCAATCTTGAATCAACTTGTTATGCCTGCGGCCAGGCATTGTCTCAAGACCAGCTCGCCGGTCAGGTTGAAAAGTTCAATGCGAATAAGGCCGAAAAGCTCCGCCGAATCAATGATAGCGGCCATGCCTTACGTCAGTTAGCTGACAACATGACAAGAGAAAAGGACAGGGCTCAAGCATTATTTATGCAATTTAGTGATCAATCCGAAAAACAGAAAACGGTCATGCAGTCCATCGATGCCGATATTAAAACATATCAAAACAAGATTGAAACTACAATTGGCGAACAAACCGCCAAGCTCCGCGAGCAGATAGCAGCAGCACGGGAACAAATCCAAAAATCAATGTCAGATATCGGGCCGGAGATTGAGGCGTGTGAAGAAGCTCTAAGCGGCTTTGAGATGGAAAAAGGACGGGCGGAATCAAAGCTGTTGGATTTTACCCAGCTCGAAAAAATAGAGCGTAGAATTGCGGAGCGTCGGCAGGATCTCAAAGAAGCGGCGGCGGCGTATGAAGATATTGAGCGGCAGCTTTACATCCTTGAACTCTATAGCCGGAAGCGCTCCGAATACATTGAAGAAAATGTTAGTCAGCAGTTTCAGATCACGAAGTGGAAACTATTTGAAATGCAAATCAATGGCGGCATCCGGGAAGTCTGTGAGCCGACTTATCAAGGTGTGCCATACAGTTCGGATCTCAATACCGGCGCGAAAATAAACATCGGTCTTGATTGTATCAAAACGCTATCGGCTCATTATGGCGCCAGCTTACCGGTCTTTATCGATAATGCGGAATCGATCACGGACTGGCAGGTCGATCTTGAACAGCAGACGATTCGGCTGGTAGCGATGCCGAATAAAAAGGAATTGGAGGTAATTTTGAATGGAAATTAAAATCACAACGCAGGGATTTATAAAAGTAAAGCGTAGAAATGAATTCAAATTAATGATTTGCCCATTTTCGAGCGAAGAATCTTATTGCGGAGATTGGTGCCCACTTTTTGAAATTTATGAAGAAGAAAGATTGGATGAAAAGGTAGACGGCTATATTGATTACAGAGAATTAAGATTATGTCAAAGATTTATACAAATTAAATCAATTGAATATGAGGAAAATAATGGGACAAATCCACCTATTTCCGACAGTAACGGATTGGATCGAGCTTGAAGCCAAAAGCCCAAAACGAGCTTATTGGAAACTCATGCTCGAAGAATGCATGAGCGAATTTTGGATCATAAAGGAATCCGGCGCAGGCGATCGGGTTTTAGACCGCCGCCGCTGGGGCCCCTACCCAATGGCCAAGGCCCTAAAACTTTTCGAACGCAAAATCCGCGAAAAGCTGAATCCGAATCGCGCTAGCCCGCGCAAATACAAAATAAGACGGCGGCCCCCCCGAAGAGCCGCCGTCCACTCCATACAAAGATCAATGCCACATGCATTATGATGTAATTTTTCGGGAGCTGTCATCAAAAAAGGAAACTCAGATGCTAAAAATTGAAAATGAACCGCCTTCTTTCATCGATACCAAATATATTAATTTGATTATTTCGATATTAAATCAAGCCGTAAAAGATTTTTCGAAAGATAATGAAATTATGCAATATTGCGTTTTGTTAAAAGAAAATTCCAAAATTGAAATCGTTCCCATGATTTTCAGAAATGATTATGAAAAAGCAATGATATCGCAGATATTGCAACATATTTGTATCGATAAAAAACCGGATTTTGTCATTGCGGTTTTGGATATATGGATGAGTATTAAAACTGCAATAGAGTATCAATATTCGAAAGACTATGTCCGACCGGCTGATGATCCGAATAGAAAAGAGGCTTTAGTGGTTTCGATAATTTTTCCGGATGGAACTATGGGCGGATTGACGGCTGTTTATGAGCGTAAAAATGGAAAACCTATTTTTGATATCGCAAGATGGACGGATAAAGATAGCCTGGGGCAATCAGGATTGATTAAACCATGGCGAAAAATAGTCATGCATGCATAAAAAAAACAGCCGGCGGACTCCAGGTTTACCGGCTGTTTTTCCCTATCTCGACCCGCTCTAAGGAAGAGATGATTATGGATACCATGAAAATCATTTGAGGGACAAATGAAAATCTTAGATCATATTTGGTTCAATGCAAGGGACTGTGTCGGCATTGTTTTGATCGAAACCGAAATTGGCGAACACAAAGCCTACATTGGCGTAGGAGTTAGTAAAAATGAAATGTGGGATTTAAATTGGATAGCAAGCTGGGGTTGTCATTTTCCGCTTGATATCGCTTACCAGCTCATGCCCAATCACAAGCCTAAAAACGAACAATAATTAAAAATTTATAAGTACAGTTCTAGATTCATGGGTACAGTTTGACAAAAAAAATCAACTGTACCCAAACTTTTGGCTTTACACCCCGCGAAACCCATTTTAATCTGGTGTCATGCTATGAATAAAGAGGGCCGGTAAGCCGGCCCGAAGTTTTTTGGATCTCTGAAAATACGAAAGCCGAAGCAATGGTGCCTCGGCTTTCGCTTTCTATAACCATTTTGAAGCGTATGTCCCACCGACCAGAGTGATCATTCGCTTCAATCGGAAATCTTAGTCGCAACTCCCGCTCAGTCTCTTAGTCCGGACGATGAATCGCAACTGTGTCAAATCCCACTCTCACATGGAAAACTGACGTGACTCTGAAATATCTCTCTTACACGCTAATTGTCAAGTTAGATTTCCGATAGAAAGGCAAACTTGACTACTTTAGCAATCAACTACCCGGCAAAAAACGAATCAAACCCTTACGAATCAACAACTTTTATCCCATACACGGATAAATTATCAAATGTCGTTGAATTCACTGGAACCTATCGAAAAGACGGCTCCCCTAAAATTAGACATCGTTACAGTCCTTCGGATATTAAGGTTTATGGGAGTTTAATGCGTCGAACCCGTGCAAAAAAAAATAGCCGAGTTCATCCAAAAATTCAGACAATAGCCGATGATTGCAACTGTTCATATGGGACGGTGCAACGGTCACTATCGAAGCTAGAAAATGATCTTGTGATATTCATTCGCCGAACCGGTCGGGCGAGTCACTATTTTTTTGTACCTTTGCAAGCCGATGGAACCCCTGATGAAAATAGTGGTGAATATCAAACGGCAAAAGCCCTACTGGCGAGAAAAAAAAGCCATTCTGATCTAGCAAATTGTGAACTCTCTTATAATAGTAAGGAGATAAAAAACCCTATAGGGGTTTTTTTGTCTCAGCCTGAAAAGCAGCTTGCCGCCAGGCGGGCGGCGCTGCTTTCGATGGTACCCAAGGGGCTTAGGCTTTCACTAGCGATATTAAAGCTCTGGATCAATGTGGCCCTAAAATATTTTGCCGATGATGCCGAATTGGTTCTTAAACGAACGTTTGAAAGCGAAAAACCAAGCGCTTATTTTTGGAAAGTTTACCAAGAAAAAATCAAAAACCCCGATATCAAAAAGCCGCAATCGCTAATCAAATCTCCATCGCCCGCCATCGCCCCAGTCAAGCCGCAAAAAAACATGGCTTTTCAAGAGCAGGAAAAATACAATCGGGATTTAGAGGATTACCGGAAAGGATCGATGTTTATGCAGCAAGGAGAGAAACAGAAAAAAGAGCGCCGGCCGTCGGCATCGGCTCAGCGATTAATGGATCGAATGAAGAGGTTTGAAAAACAGTTATGAAAACCTTCGATGAAACCCTAACCGAGGACCAACGCCGCCGCGCCAAAATCCTACGAACAGCGGCACGAAATGATCACCCGCTCCTAAAGCACGAAAAGACACCGGGCGCCTTCGGAGATACTTACGACGATTGTTTAAGGGGCGATTATGTTTTGCTTTCAAGAGCCAAGGAGCTGCGCCGCAAAGCCAGGGCGGAAATCTATTGGAGCCGAGCCAGTAATGAAATGCGGGAAATCATCCGGACTGCGGTGCTTGATAACGAGCCATTTAAAGGCAATGAGCCGCTTACTCGCTGGATGATGCGCCGGGAATTGAAATGGATTATCGATGATTCATATGTTATTAATTATATTATAAATTACGTACTTAGCGAGTTATAAATGAAACCTGAAAAGTTTTTCGACTTAATGAACGAATATACAACGGAATTGATTAAAGGCGAATCGAAAAAGATATTAAAATTAAAATATTATGAACAATTCAAAGAACTTGATAAAGTACAATTCGAAACGCTGATGTTCCATGATTTTATAATAAATAATTTTTTGAGTATCTTTCAACGTGCCATTGATCCAAAACATAAAGATACTGAAATTTGTAATCAAATTATAAACTGTATGCAAAAATGCTGGTTCGCCCGCGCCAATTTTCATGAATTCTGTAAACGGAATGACGACATCGATCTTAAAAAAACAATTGACGTATGCCTCAATTAAAAAACATAATGATATCACTCCCGTGGGAGAGCAAGGCCTAGGCAAAAACCAAAAAACACAACGATTGGGTGATCGACTCCGAAAAGCGGGAGCTTACAAAGGGGGGCCGATGGCGGGACTGAGTCCGACCCAAAGAACGATTCGGGAGCTTCGAAACCTTGGCCGTATGTGCGGCGTCGTTGAGCGTTTTATCTGCCGTCCGGGAACCCATGGCATTCGAATCGACTTATTCGGCTTCGGGGATATCGTGTGCGCTGATAGAGCCAATGGGATTGTGATCATTCAAAGCTGTGGCCAGGATTTTGCCGGACATTATCGTAAAATCACAGAAGTGCAGGAAGTTGCTGAGAATGCCGTTGAATGGCTGAGATCCGGCGGAAAAATTGAATTGTGGGCCTGGCGCAAGGTGGCTTACAAAAGGGGAGGAAAGCTCAAAGTGTGGCGCCCTCGTGTTCAAGAAATCACATTTAAAGATTTTGATGTTAAAGAAAAATCAATCATTTGCCCTAAATGCGGTATGAGATCATACAATCCAAATGATATTGAAAATCAATATTGTGGAAATTGTCATCAATTTCATGAGCATTTTAAATGGGAAGCCGAAACTGTCTAACATGCCGTTTCTTTCGTTTTGCCGGTCTATCTCGTTGGTGCTCATTTCCAGGCCACCACAGGCCGCTCAAACGACCCACGGGCAAATGCAAGGATTGGTATGAGTCCGATCAAAAAAGCATGCTGGCGCCGCCCAGGGCGAGTCTGGTGGAGTCGATTAAGCTGGAGCAAGGATTTAGATGAGCAATAATATTTTGCTCGACATAAAAGACGCCATTTATTTGATAATCTATATCGTGTCGATGATGTCCCTATTTTTGTCGAACAAATATTACCAGCGTAGCCAGGGCAGTGAAATTAAGCGCATTTCGAAACTGATTTATGATGATAAGGGCGCCCTGAATATCGTAAGCGAGTGCCAGTGTAAGCAACGCCGGGATGAGGTTTTTACGGCGATGCGACGTAATGAAAAAGTTGTTGAGATGATGCTAGTGGAACTAAAAGAGATTAAAGAAAATATCATTATTTTGAAAGTCTATTTTGGGATCAAAACTCCGGATGGAATCAAAAAAGATTAGAATCACCTGCGATGCCGCAATCACAATGCCCATTGATGATCTTGAGGCGTTTCAGGGCAAGCTGAAGTCAATCACCGAAGCGGAGTTTGAAAAGCTAAAGGCCGCGATTCTTAAGTATGGTTTCAGCTTTCCGGTATTCGTCTAGCGCAAATCAATCCTCGATGGTCATCAGCGGGTTCAGGCGGTGAAAAGACTCATCGATGACGGGTATGAACTCGAGGGCGGCATGCTGCCGGTGACATTGATCAAAGCTAAAGATCGCAAGGAAGCGGCGGAAAAGCTACTTTTGATCAACTCCCGCTATGCCAAGATCGATCAGGACGGATTCGATTTTTTCGTGCAGGATTTTGACATTGACGTTGCGGATATGAGCGGGTTACTTGAGATACCGGAAATTAATTTCGGAATTGAAGATGAAGAGTTTGAAGGCAACACCGATCCCGATGACATACCGGAAGTTGATGAAACGTCAGTTACGAAGATGGGTGATATCTGGCTTTTGGGCTCGCATCGCTTAATGTGCGGGGATTCTACGAAGATTGAGGATGTTGAAAAGCTGATAAATGGTGAAAAGGCAAGAATATGCGTTACGAGCCCGCCATATGCAAATCAGCGTGATTATTCAATCTGGGAAACATACGAAGATTATTTGAAATTTTCAAATGATATCATCATCAATATTAAAAATATATTAATGCCTGATTCTATAGTGTTTTGGAATATAGGAAGTAGTGAGCCAACAAATAATTTTATTCCGGCGGATCATTATTTTCTATTTTTAAAAAATAAATTTAAATGGATTGAATGGATAATATGGAATAAAGAATCGGCCACTTGGACTATTCCTAGATCTCAGCATATCGAAAATGGGTTATATATTCCCGCTCTACGATGGGAATCGATGATAGTATTTTCAAATGGGAAACGCCCTAAATTTGATATTTCAGATAAAAGTGAGATTAGGCAAAATTGGCAAGACAATGTTTGGAATTTAAACAAAGTAATTGGTTCACAGCAAAAAAAAATAGGTCATACTGCATTATATCCGGTTGAAATACCTTACAGAGCAATTAAATCATATACGTTAAAAAATGAGATATGTTTTGAACCATTTTCAGGTGGTGGCACCACAATAATTGCCGCTGAAAAAACTGGAAGAAAATGCTATGCCATGGAAATCAGCCCACAGTACGTCCAGGTCGCCATAAAAAGATGGCAGGATTTCACCGGCGAAAATGCGATCTTGGAATCAACTGGGCAAACATTCACGCAAGTATCTGAAATTAACTGTAAAACATGTACATAAAAAATGGCTAAAAGAGGCAGAAAAGGATATGTAACAATAGAGCAGTGCGAAAGAGCGCTTTGGAAATCAAATGGGCTTATCACACCCGCTGCAAAATTGTTAGGGATCACTCAGCAATCTTTATCAGATAGAATCAAGAAAAATGAACGACTTCAAAAAGCCCGTGAATTGACTACCGAAAAGATGCTTGATGCCGCAGAGAACACCCTTCACAAAAAAATATATGAAGAAGAAAACCTTACCGCTTCGATATTTTTTCTTAAAACTAAGGGTCGCCAACGTGGATATATCGAACGCCATGAAAACGAACTATCCGGCAAAATAGACGCCCCCCTCATAATAGAGCGAGTCATTGTCAAAAAAGAAAAAACTTAGAATCGAAACGCCCGAATGGGCGGAACCGCTCTTGCCGGAATACATCCGTTACCGGGGCGCTTACGGAGGTCGAGCCAGTGGCAAAAGCTGGTTTTTCGCCGGCCTTATGATCGAGCGCCATTATTTACGACAGCCCACTTTTTCGGTATGTATCCGTGAAATTCAAAAAGACCTGAAACATTCCGCAAAACGTCTGCTCGAAATCCAAATAGAAAAATTCGGTCTTGGTCCCTGGTTTGAGATACAGCAGAATCAAATCAAGACACCGGGCGGCGGCCTAATCATTTTCCAGGGAATGCAAAGTCACAATTCCGAAAGTATAAAATCTTTAGAGTCCTACGATGTCGCATGGATCGAAGAAGCGCAGACGATAAGTCAGCGATCCTTGGATTTGCTTAGACCGACGATCAGAAAAGACGGCTCGGAAATTTGGGCCACCTGGAACCCGCGCTATGAACATGACCCTATCGACGTATTTCTTCGCTCGCTAAATAAGCCTCCCAATGCCGTAGTGGTTCGCTGCAATTACGACGATAACAACTGGCTTCCGGATATCATGCGGCGAGAAATGGAGTACGACAAGCGGCGAGATCCGGATAAATATGCGCATGTTTGGAAAGGTGAATATCTTCGCAACTCGGAAGCCAGAGTCTTCAAAAACTGGACTATTGATGAATTCGAAACATCGGAAGATGCCATTTTCCGCTTCGGGGCTGATTGGGGTTTTGCCAATGACCCAACGGCCTTGATTCGCTGTTATGTTGTCGGTCGTAAAATTTACATCGATAACGAAGCCTACGAAGTCGGATGTGAAATAATGGACACACCGGATTTATTTCGAACTGTGCCGGAAAGTCATCGCTGGCCGATTATTGCCGATAGTGCCCGTCCCGAAACTATCAGCCACATGAAAAAGCATGGCTTTCCTAAAATTTATCCGGCAATCAAAGGCAAAGATAGTGTTTATGAAGGTGTTGAATGGCTCAAGACATATGATATCGTCGTTCATCCGCGCTGTACTCATATGATCGATGAACTGACGCTCTATAGCTATAAAATCGACAAGGAAACTGAAAAAGTTCTGCCGAAATTAGAAGATGGTAATGATCATTGCCTTGATTGCCTTCGCTATGCCCTAGAAGGCAATCGCCGCTTAGAACGTCAGCAAAAAGAAAAAATCGCCCACCCCATCCCCGTTAAGTCATTTTTCTGATTGACGATATCAACATTTTAGCTTTATAACATAATTGTAATCCATCCCCGTGCAATGCCGCGGAGGCCGGCGACGGCTTCAAACATCCTTCCAAAAATTCAAAGCCGAAAAAAAATAAAATGCCCAGGAAATCTAAGGCCGACAAGCTGATAGAGATCCATCAAAAGGCGCTCGAAGACTTTGACGCGATCCAATCCGCCGTCAGGGACGAACGGGAGCAATGCCTGGAGGATCGCCGTTTTTATTCTATTTCAGGCGCACAATGGGAGGGCACTCTCGAAGAGCAGTTCTCCAATAAGCCCAAATTCGAACTCAATAAAATCCACCTCTCCGTTATCCGCATTATCAATGAATACCGCAACAATCGGATCACCGTGGACTTCGTGCCCATCGACGGCGACGACGACGACCTGGCCGATACTTGCGATGGTCGTTACCGGGCCGACGAGGACAAATCCGAAGCGCAGGAAGCCTATGATAACGCCTTTGAAGAAGCGGTGGGCGGCGGCATGGGAAGCTGGCGCTTGACGACTTGCTACGAGGACGAAGACGACGACGAAAACGAATATCAGCGAATTAGTTTTGAGCCGATTTACGATGCCGACAGCACGGTATTTTTCGATCT